AGCTGTTCCAGCAAGCGTGTCGCGTGAACTCGAGACGGAACGAAGAACGGAGCGTGGTACTGATCGGCTTTCATGTCGCGTAAAGAGTAAGCCAGTAGTTTCATATTTCACCTTGACTTTGGGATTTTTTTGAGTGCCAGATTTTTGCGTCGGCCATTCGCTTATCAGGCGAGATGTTAATGAGGTGGTCCTCCGGTGTTTTCATCATTTGGTCAATAGAAGTTTGACGACGGCGAGTGCGAAGAGCATTAGCGCTGAGAGGGTCGTCTTTGAAGGTGACGGTGTCGTAGTAGCGCGGAGGTCTACGTTCAAATGAACCGTTTCGGACGAGGTCTCGACGGTATGTTTCACTTGCGTGTTGGTCAATCCACACCCGGCCAAGGCCAGGGCGGCGAGACATAAGAGCAAAGGTCGCAGCCTTGCCCTCTGGGGTGTCGGATTTGCCGATGATGTAATTGGTGACATAACGAATTGAAGCCTCCGTCACGGAGCCCGAGGAAGCGTGACCGAGGCCCCAAGATTTGTTAAGAATAGGTGAAGCGTATAGACCGCGACGTACAGCATGAGCACCAGGGTCCCGAGAGAAATCATGTCCATAAATGACGGCATGGTAATGCGGGCGTTTTGTTTTTTCTCCATATTCGGACACCATGTAGAAGCGGATTTTTTTGCCATCGAGGTTGAAGCGCAAGCGCTTCATGAAGTTTTGACAGTCGGATTTTGAAACGGAGCCGGGATCATCGGCGTAGGTAAGCGTGATGAAGCTGGAAGCGTCATGGCTTTTGAGTTCGTGACCAAGACGAACAGACCACCCGCTCGAGCGGGAGTCTAGACAACCTGCGCATTTGCCGCAGGGGAATTTGCCGAAGTTGTGGCAAGCCATGTGGAGGTGGAGGGGGCGTCCCCCCATCCACTTCCTACAGTCGGATGCCGCCGCGCATCGTTCCGGTGGGCGCTGCTGAGTTGAGCCGATGAAGGGGAGCCTTCTTGCGAAAGTCCTTCCGGCTGGCCTTGCGAGACATCCTAGATCGCATCTTTCTCATATGTCCTCCTGTCAGTTAGCACTATATATCAAGTAGAGTAGTGCTGTCTAGTCCTTTCGGACTGGGGTGACGGAGGGGCGGGCCCTCACGTGGCTCATTGGGAGCCCCGGGCCCGCCCCTCCTTGCGTTTACGGGTTGGGCTTGGGGGGTAGGGCTGTTTGTGGCGTTGCGGGCTCTGGTGGGCTTTGTGGAGCGTTTTGGGGGGTATTGGCCTTTTCAGTTTGTAGGGATGTTTGGAGTGTGGCCATGTCCCCTTGAACACGGATTAAAGCCTGTTCCAGAGTTTCGCCACTAGCCATGATATTACGCAACCGTATTCGCAGTGCGGTGGAGCGAACTTCGGCGTCTCCGCGGGAGACAGGGAAGTCGGTAAGATCGTGGAAGTCAGTAGCGCCGGGTATACGCATTGTTTCCTGACGGGCCATCTCGTTTGAAACGAGGCGGTTGAGGTCGACGTCTAAGCGCTCGTCTTGAATGACGGGCGTGTCGTCTCCAGTGTGACAGGTGAGGTCGGCGGGCTTGCCATCTCGAAGAATGACACCGTGTTTGTCACGGATGAGGCCACTGTTCATAGACATTAGTCCTTTCCTCCGGTGTAGTCGTACTTGGTAGGGAGTCTGATTCCGGGCTTCTTGCCTGAGCCGAAGCCTTTGAACACGGAATGAGCTGCGGCCCCGGTGATCCCGAGGTCACGCGCAGCAGACGCAGCAGTTCCGAGAAGAGGAGCGAGGGCGGTAGCAGGCCCGAGCCATGAGGCGTTTTCCTCACGGAATTTTTTTTCAGCGCCAGCGCTGGCGGTACGGGCTTCGACTTCACGGGCTTCAGCACGGCGGATACGTTCAGTCTCACGAGAGACCGCCGCTTGTGCGTCGGTAGCTTTGATGTTGGCCGTGATGTTTTTGAGTTGTTCCGAGGCGGTCTGTGCCGCTTGCGCTGACGACACGATATTTTCTACGCCGAAATCGGCGGGAGCCTGTAAGGAGGCCGACGCCGATGAGCCGGCGGGGGAAGAAGCTCCCCCGCCGGCCGACAGGATGGGATTGAGGCCCGCAGCTTTCAAGTCGGTTACTTCGCGCTGATGAGCGGACGAGCTCATGCGCTCTTGAAAGGCCATTTGTTCACGGGCCATGTCCCGGTTGAAGTCCATTTGACGGCGAGAGTTCTCCTTGTTGGCGAAGTAGTCAATAGCTCCGCCAGCAAGTTGGCCGCCGATGGCTCCAGCGAATGCGCCCCAACTCATTAGAAGCGGCTCCCGAGCTGCGGGGTGCCGTAGACAGGGATGGGGCGTGCGCTGGTGACATGGATGAGAGAATCGAAGAGGAACTGCGGTTCAGTCGGGACCGCAATGCCTCTGTCGATAGGCGTGTTGTCGACCTCGATGAAGGTCTGGTTAAGCGTAGGACGAGAACCGAAGGTCTGGCTGAGGTGCCAGTAGTCCAACGGGGTAGGGGCGCTGGACCGGAACTGTCCGGTCACGCGACTGGGCTTGTAGCGGAGTTCGGCGTAGCGTTCCTGATAGCCGAAGGTGTTACCATCGCCGCCCGTACCATCGCAGTAGATCTCCTTGCTCAGTACGGCCTGTTCGCCGATGTGGGCGAACACAGGGTAGGGGAAGTCATAGCGAGTGGAGCGAGACCACATCTTCTCGAGACCCTGCTGGTAGGTGAGGTCGGGACGCACACGGACGATGCCGATGACGTAGCCATGCTCCTCGAAGGACTGAGAGAAGCCGTGGCCGGAACCGGACACGGTGCCAAAGGCGGCAAGGCCGCCGAGAGCGTCACGGAGGGCAGGGACAGCGGGAGAAGTCGTCTGAGCGACGGGGTGAAGGTTGACGGGCGAGGAACCGCCGCCGAGGTATTGCGGGCGCTGCAGGCGAAGGTCGCTGGATTTGACACGGAAGTGAGCCCAGTTATGCTCGATGTAGCGGGTACCGCCTCGAGCGTCGATTTCCAGCAGCTGCTGAAGCTGGACAGCATAGCGCAGGTCGTTAATGGTAGTCGCAAAGGCGCTGGACAGGTCGGCCACGAGGCCGCCATTCGGATCCAGAGACAGAAGCGTACCGCCGGGGTACTGACCTTCGGTGTTGGACGAGCCGTTGATGCCGAAGTCACCCGAAGAGGCGAGGTTGTCGGTCCCGGTGTTGTAAGCGCGCCAGTAGGAAGCGTTCGAGACGCGAGTCACGGGGGCCGTAGTACCGCCGACAGGCAGAGAGACGGCCGTACCCTTCTGCGGTGATGTCAGGCAGGAGGTAAAGTAATCGTAGCCCTTGCCCGAGTTGCGCAGCGTATAGTCTGCGGCCACATCGCCAGAGTCGGCGGTGGTGACGGTGGCACCGTCGATAAGATTTTCGTCACGGAACCACTCGTTGTAGATGAGGTTGTAGGCGCGTAGAGGCAGAGCGTTAACGCTGAGGGAAGCGACCTTCGGCAAGCCGAAGTAGTCCCAGATTGAGCCTTCGAATGAAGCCGTCGAAGCGGGCATGTTCACGGTCGGAACCGTGTAGCTGATGCTCGATGCGGGGTTGGGCTTGCGTTCGCCAAAGAAGTTTTGGGTGTGATCCCAGACCTGACGCATAGGGACGAAGAAGAAGAACGTCTCCATGAACATATTGTCCATGAAAGGTTTGATGGGAGTAGCGAGGCGTCCGAAGATTTCGGCGCTCACTGTGTGCGAATCGCCCGGAAGTACTTCGTCGACGTAGAACGGGACTAGTTTGCCTCCGTCAAACGTCGTTTTGTAGGCGTGGTCGCGCTTGAATTTCGATCGCTCGATTTGAACGTCAGGGACTTTCGCAAAGTTGTGAGTCATGACGGACGGAAGGTTCTTGATAGTGGACGGCATGGCGGATTTCATGATGGGTTAAGCCTCCTGAGCCGGGATAGTTTCGGGTAGAACGAGCTGGCGAGGGTCGGCCTTGGGAAGCGCCGAAAGCGCAGTACAGACTTCGGACGGCGGGCAGCATTTGAGCGAGCCCGTAGAAGTTTCGAGCTCACCGATTTCGTAGAGGGTGAAGTCTCCGGTGTAGCGGCCGACTTCGGAGTCTCGATTTTGGACAAGCTGTTCCAGCAAGCGTGTCGCGTGAACTCGAGACGGAACGAAGAACGGAGCGTGGTACTGATCGGCTTTCATGTCGCGTAAAGAGTAAGCCAGTAGTTTCATATTTCACCTTGACTTTG